TGCCCGGACCGGCCGGGGCGTCACCACCTGGAGGACTCATGACCACCCGCAAACGACAGATCCGCGAACCGGAGGAACCGGTGGCAGCCACCGACCCGATCGTCACACCGAAGCGAGAACCCGAGCCGGACCCCGGCGCACTGGGCGAGTACGAGCTGAACGGCAACACCTTCCAGTTCACCGCCGCCGATGCAAAGCGCCTGGGGGCCAAGGCCGTTGCCCCGCAGAACAAGGCGGTCACGCCACGAAACAAGTGAGGTCGCGCCGTGAGCACTCCGACCCCGCTGCCGCCGTTCGCCACGGTTCCGCAGTACGAAGAGCTGACCGGGCAGACGGCACCACCGGGCACCGCCGACGCCCTCGCAGGCGCGAGCGCCGCGATCCGCCGGTACTGCGGCTGGCACATCGCCCCGGTGATCAATGCGGTCCTGACCCTGGACGGGCCGGGGACCCGCATCCTGATGTTGCCAACCTTGAGAATGGTTGACCTCAACGCAGTCACGGAGATCGCCCGGGACGGCACCACCTACGACCTGCTGCCCGATGTCGACCTGGAGTGGTCGATCAACGGCACCGTCCGCAAGCGGTCCGGCGGCTGGTTCACCACGGTCTTGCGCGGCCTGGTGGTCGACCTGGACCACGGGTTCGCCATGGAGGACGTGGCCGATCTGACACAGGTCGTGCTGAACATGGTGGCCCGCAACCTGTCCAATCCGTACGGCGTCACCGCGCAGGCGGTCGGCGGCGTGTCGATTTCCAGCGGCCCCGGGCCCGGTGGCCAGGTCGGCGGCCTGGTGGTGTTCCCCGAGCAGGCGGCCCAGCTCCAGAGCTATCGACTGGAGCGCTGGCCGTGACCGCGCCCCGGATCACCATCACCCCGGCGGGGATGCTTCCGCCGTCCATCGCCTCCCAGACCATCCAGATCGTTCGGCCGGTCACCAGGGTTGTGCACGGCAGCGAGGTGCCGGACTGGACGCAGGACCCGCTGGAGACCGTCACGGTCAACGGGTGCTCGGTGCAACCCACCGGGGGCAGCGAGGACCGGTCGCACCGCGACCAGCTCGGTGGCCAGTTCCGCGTGTACGCGCCCGCTGGCACGTCCGTGGGGCCACTGGACCGGGTGTGGCTGGCGGACTACCCGAACCAGTATTTCCGGCTCGCCAGCGAGGTCCAGAGCTGGTCGCCCGGGTTCCTCAACCACGTCCAGCTCGTGCTCGTTGCTTGGGAGGGCTGATGGCCACTGCGAAGATCAGGATCGAGTTGCACAAGGACGCGATCAAGCAGTTCCTCCAGACCGATCCTGGCATCGGCGAAGACCTCACCAAGCGCTCAGAGGCCGTCCGGGACAAGGCCAACGAGAAGATGCCGAGCCCGCCCCACAAGGCCGACGAGCATTTCAGCTCGCACGTCTGGGTCGGCCATGACCGGCAGCGGGCCAGCGTGCGCACCACCTCGCAGGAGGCTAAGCGGGCCGAGGCCGAGGACCACGTCCTGCTGTCCTCCCTGGACGCGGCCAGGTCGCCATGATCCTTGACCACGATGTCGAGCAACTGCTGATCGACTACCTCAACGACACGCTGCCGGACTACGGGATCGACCTCCCGGTCGCGGACCGGGTGGCCACCACCAACGCACCCGGGATCACCCTGGTTCGCACCGGTGGCATCCGCCGGGACCTGGTGACCGACGAAGCTCAGATCACCATCGACGTACGGCATTACGACAGCGGCCAGGCGATGCAAGTGGCCCTGCACGTCCGCGCCCTGATCAACGACCTGTGGTCGCAGGTCATCGGGGGAGCACAGGTCTACACGGTGCGCGAGCTGGCGGGGCCGTACAGCAATCCCACCTCAGCCGAGCTGTATCGCTACAGCCTCTCGTTCCTGGTGGCCGTCCGGTCCACGCAGGTCCCTAACCAAGGAGCAATGAAATGACCGCACCAGTAGGAACTTTCGACGCCGACCTGATCTACGTCGGCTCTCCCGATCGCGCGGCCGGGGCGATCATGTCGGGCGACAAGGGCACCGCCTTGCCGACCGACGCCAGCACGGCGGTCGGTGCCGGGTTCGTGGACTCCGGGTACATCAGCGAGGACGGCGTCACCCTGTCCGACGCGCAGACCTGGAACGACATCAAGGACTGGGGCGGGGACACGGTGCGCCGCATCAAGTCCGAGTCGCAAGTCACCCTCGCCTGGTCGTTCCTGGAGCTGAACGAGCAGTCGGCCTCGGCGGCGTTCGGCGACCAGAACGTCACCGCCACCACCGGCAAACTCAAGATCAAGCTGAACGTGTCGGAGGCCCCGCGCAAGGCCTGGGTGATCAACATGGTGGACGGCGGCCGGAAGATGCGGATCACCGTGGCCGATGGCCAGATCACCGACCGGGGCGACCAGACGTTCACCCGGACCGGCGCGGTCCTGATCCCCGTCACCTTGACCTGCTACCCCGACGCCAACGGCGACACCGCCATCATCTACGCCGAGCCCGCGCCCGTCGTCCCCTGATAGGAGAGCGAAACCACAATGGCATCAAAGACTCTGGGCAAGAAGGCGCCCGGCGAGGTTGGTCCGGGCAGCAACGAGCCGTTCTCCTACACGACCGAGTCTGGCGTGGAGGTCACGGTCAGCTCCCTGGCCAAGCCATTCAAGAACGCCGGGGAGTTGCGCAGGATGCGCCGGTCCAATCCGATCGACCTGGCCTACTGGGTGATCGAGCGGGACTGCGACAAGGACCAACTCGCCGCCATCGATGCGATGTCCATGGAGGAGTTCAACGACAAGTTCAGCCGTGAATGGGCGCTGCACTCCGGGATCGACCTGGGGGAATAGTCAGCCTCCTTGCGATGCCCCGCGACCAGTGGGGCGCGCTGGAGGCTGACTTGGTGCGATCGGGATTCGTCCTGGACGACTACCCGGCCCGGCTGGACCTGCGGGCGATCACAGCGCTCTACGTGCACGCGGTCCCCGGCAGCTCGGTCTACCGGCTGAACACCGGGGTCAAGGGTGAGTGGCGGTGGAACGAGGAGCTGCTGGCGCTGGCCCTGGAGGCGCTGTGGGACAGCAACTGGCAGCGGGCGGGTAACCGCACCGCCCCCCGCCCGAAACGGCTCCCACGGCCCGGCCAGGAGCCGGAAAACGCCCGGCACTTCGGGGACCGGGGAATGACGATCGCCGAGTTCGAGGCGTTCTGGAACAGCAACTGACGGAGGTGGCGGGATGGCCGAGCAGGCAACGATCGCCACCGCCTACATCCAGCTCGTGCCGACCCTGTCCGGCGTGCAGGGAACCATCGGCGAAGCGCTCGGCGGCAGCGGGGCCGAGAAGGAGGTCGAGGACACCGGCAAGCGGTTCGGTGGCAAGTTCGGCGTGGCGGTCGCCGGTGGGATCGCCGCCGCCGGGGTCGCCGTCGCGGCGGCGGCGAAGGGCCTGTTCGAGGTCGGCGCGACGTTCGATGACGTGGCCGATTCGATCCAGGTGGCCACCGGCAAGACCGGGGACTCCCTGGACACCATGGTCGGCCAGGCCAAGTCGATCGGGAAGACCATCCCGGTCGAGTTCGACAAGATCGGCCCGGCGCTGTCCACGGTCAGCCAGCGGCTGAACCTGACCGGCGATGATCTGACCACCGTCACCAGCCAGTTCCTGGCCCTGGGCAACATGGGCCAGGATCTGAACCTGGACCAGGCCACCGCCGCCTTCTCCGCGTTCGGGGTCAAGGGCGCGGACGTGTCCACGCAGCTTGACGCCCTGTTCAAGATCGGCCAGCAGACCGGCGTCGGCATCGACTCGATCACCGCCTCGGTGCAGAAGAGCGCCCCGGCCCTCCAGCAACTCGGCTTCTCGTTCCAGGACAGCGCGGCCATGGTCGCGCAGCTCGACAAGGCCGGTCTCAACTCCCAGCAGGTGCTCGGCGGCATGGGCAAGTCCCTGGTCGCCCTGGCCAAGCAGGGGGAGGAGCCACAGGCGGCATTCCAGCGGATCAGCGGGAACATCGCCGACCTGGTGTCCCAGGGCAAGGACGCCGAAGCGATCGACATGGCCGCCGGACTGTTCGGCACCAAGGGCGCGGCTCAGTTCGTCCAGGCCACCAAGGACGGGTCCCTCAACGTCCAGGAGATGACCGCCAGCCTCGGGGACGCCCAGGGCTCCATCCTGCAAACCCAAACGGACACCAGCGATTTCGCCGAGCAGTGGACACTCGCGAAGAACAACCTGCTCTCGTTCCTGGAGCCGATGGGCTCGGCCGTGTTCGGTGCGGTCGGTACCGCCA